TATACCTACATTATTTGGATTAGGTGTTATTAATTCATCTGTATCATTTGGATTACCCGCTCCAAATTGAATTTGTAAATTTGTAGCTGAGGTAAATCTTGTAGCAAAACGTCTTTGAACTTTTTTTAATTGAAGTAAATAAGGTACTTCACCTGCATCTGCTACGTTATTAGGATCATTTGGGTTGGTATTTTTTATACTATCAAATACCATTTCTTGACCTAAATAGTCAACTTCGGACCATGTATTACCATCTGAATCAGTAATATCTAATATTTTAATAGTATTATCTCCTTCTATATTAATTGTAGAAAATTGCTCAGGAGCTCCAAATGAAAAAGTTTGGGTAGATACAGTTGCAGATATTGCTTTTCTAGTTTTTTTAAGTAAAAAATATTGTGGAGTATCTCCCGAAACTTGATAAACTGAAATTTCTGTGGGATCTAAAGAACTAGAGACTGAAAAATCACATTTATCTTGAATTAAAAAACTTATATCATTATTAGATAAAGTAGAAACAGAAGTATTAGCTCCAACAGTTAAAGCATAATCAAAATCAGGAACAACATTAGCCCCAATAGTTTTCTTTGGTACTTGTTGAAATAACTCTATTTCTACTTGTGCTGTAGTTGTTGCCTTGGGTTTATAACCAAACATATAAGCTAACTCATATAAATTATTAGTTTGTCTAGCAAATTGAGTAAATGTTTCTTGTAATTGATTATCTAAGTAAAATGACATAACATCACCTACATAAGCTGCTTGCTCCATAAACATCATACCTGGTGATGAGGGAGAAAAATCATTGTAAGTATTAGGAAAATATGTTTGAGAAAATTCTATTAATTTAGCTCTTATATCTGTGAAATCTCTATCTAAATACTTTATATCTCTTTTTATTATATTAGCCATTATATAAATTCTATTTCTAAGTTATCAGTAACTCCTCTATTGATAATATTATAAGTAAGGTTTAATCTAACAGTATTATTATCTTCTTCTTTTAATATTTCAAGATTTATTACATTAATACTAGTAAAATTTTCATTTACTTTAAGTTGAATCTGTTCTTTTAAAAAATCTAAGTTATTATCAGTTATTTGTTGGAATAAAAAACTTCGTAATCCTCCTCCAAATGTAGGATTTAAAGGTCTATCCCCAGGATTAGTTAAAAAAAAATTAATTAAATTATTTTTTACAGCATCAGAAGTTGTAAAATTAGATTTAAAAACACCTCTAGCAGAAAAAGGCAAATCTATTCCTACAGCAGCACTTTTATTAAAGTCAATAGGTGATATTTGTTTTGCTCCAAATGCCATTATTTAGTCATTAATCCCATTATTTGATCCATATTAACTTCTCCCGCAGGTAAACCCCCATTTACTGAGGTTGTATCTATATTACCCATAGGGTTAAATGGTTTATTACCAAATCCTTGAGCATGTGAACTATTCATATTTAACCCTGTTTCACCTATAATGTCCATATATGCTTGTCTTTGTTCTTTTAAAGATTTTTTAGGTGTTTGTGTAACAGGTGCAGGTGTAGTTGATGTAATACTTTCTTGTATTGGTTGTGAAACTACAGCTTTAGGTGCTTTAACTGCTTCTAGTAAAACTTCCTTTAGCTCTTCTTGTATAGCCTCTCTAACGGCTTCTTTTATTATTTTTTTAAGTGCTTCAGTTTTCATGATTGTGTTTGTTATAAATATTAAATTAATTAAGGGTTTATTACAGTTTCATTAGAAGCTCCTGCTTTTAAATTATTCATGTTAATAAAAAATACTAGTTCATCTATTAGAATTTGATCATTAGATGAAAATGAAGGTTCTCCTCTTAACATTATGACCCCATCAGCATTTCTTGCTATAGCTTGTCTTCTTTTTAATTGATTGTTAGTTCCACTTTCTACTTCTATAACACTCATATCAAACCCATTAGCATTAGTAACTAAAGGTGAACCTTGATTAGATTGTTCTTGTGTAGAAGCTAGCAAGTCAGAAGATAGTTGTTCTTGAGCTGCTAAACCACCAGAATATTCCCAAATTCCATCTCCATCATTATAAGGGCTTTCAGGTGTAGGAGGAATACCATCAGGTTGTCCTTGTGTATCTACCCCTCCTATTAAAGTCCAATCTCCCCCTTGGTCATTATAACATTTTTGTATTAATTGATCCAATAATCCCATTAAATCTAAAACTAATTTTAATTTTTTTAATAATATTGTTAAGATTAATAAAATAGAGGAGGAAACAATTTTCATTAAAGATAAAGTATCGGCAATTACTTCTAATACTGTTTTTTGATCAACTCTAGTTCCTTTAGGAACTGGTAATTTTGTTGTAATAGGGCCAGCAAGTGGAGGAGCAAATGGAATAGAAGGAAGAGCTAAAACTAGAGCACTTATGGTACTTGCTACTATACTAGCTACACTTAATATTTTATCTGCCGTTGATACTGCAACTTTAATATTTTCTAACCCTTTATATAAATTATTTAATTGTTTAGTTGCTTTATTTTTTTGCTCTATTAAATTATTTAAAGCATCTAGATTAGGGGGACATACAATATTTAATTCATCTAATCCTTTTCCTAATGCTGCTTTAGGATCTCCAATACCAAAATTATCTTTAATTAATTTTAAAATAAAGGGTATTAAAGTAAGTGTTACTCTTTTTGTTATTTCCTGTAATAATTTACTTTGTGCTGATCCAAAAGGATCTTCTAAATTATTAGCTTTAGCTACTACCTCAACTTGATCTTTATCAAAGCCGGCAGAATCGATAACTGTTTCTTTATCAATTTCTTTAGTATCTAATTTTATAATGTTTATATCTGCGGGTAAAACATTATCTTCTCTTGTAAATGGATTTAAAGTTTTTTCTTTATAACCATCTAAAGAAAATGTTATTTTAAACGTTGTTTCTTTTTGATATTCTCCCTCTAATTTAAAATCTCCTGTTGGACCTGTATAAGCTATACTTCCCACTAGTCCTACACTTTTTACATCATCTTCTATAGTTACATTCTCCAAAGCTTCCTGAGTTGCAGAATCTACTACTTTACCCGTTAAAGTATAATTATAAAAATTTTGAGGTGGTTCACTATCAGTCCTAACTATAGATAATACCCCAAATTCATCTTTTATATTAAGCTCATTTATAGTGTTATTCATCCCCTCTAATACAAGATTTCCTAATCCTTCATAATCAAAATCTGTTGAATTTTCTGTTAGGATTGGAAAAGTAAATTCAGCTTCGGGATCATTAGCTAATCTAGAGGGGTAAGTGTCTCTAAATAATTCTCCTAAAGCTAATACTGTTTTTTGACCTTCATCTTCTCTAAATTCAAAATAAATGTTACCTCTAGGACCATTAGTAGGAATAGATGATCTAACTATGTAAACAGGCACTTCTTCTTCTTCTGTATTTGGGGTTGCTGGAGGGGTTAAATTTTCAAGAATAATTGTGCCAAAATCTAATTCTTTTTTACTAATAGTTATTGAGGTTGTTGTTGTTGTAGGTTCATATTGAAATTCAGATTTCATTCCTTCGTTAATAGGAATAACATTTATTGTGTATGCATCATTAGGTATATTAAAAGTAAACTTAGTGATGAGATTACCTGGAATAAAACCAAAATCTCCTATTTTTTTTGTTATAGATGGGCCTATATTTCCGTTAGGACCTATTAATTGGAATGTATAACCGGCACGCATTACCTCATCATTACTACCTTTCAGTTTTGCTTTTATGGTTATATTTTTAGGCATTATATAGTTTTAACATTTTTAGATAACATTTCGGGAAGGTATTCTTGAATTTGTTCAATTTGTGTTTTTGCAGAACTGTATATTTGATTAGATTGAACATCATTAGCGGGAACTCCATTAATATATGTTTTAGAAGTAGATAAAATTTCCAACATAGAAGTTAAAGCATCACATATACCATTTAATTGAAAATATAAAGTATCTCCCCTTACTACAGATTCGGGAGCATCTTTACTTCCTAAATTTATTCTTCCTGCGTCTATAGATAAAGTTTTAGTATTAATATTTACGCTTTCATTAGTAGATAAACTAATAGATTTTTGAGCACTTAGTAATACTGAATCAGTTTTGGCATTTATAATAACCCTATCCGAGTTTAAAATTATTTGAGGGTTAGTAAATGAAGATATTGATGTAGGTAATGTTTTAAATGATCTATAATTTTCACTTGAAGGTTTAAGTCCTATAGATTGGTAAGAAGTTAAATATATAGAAGATAAATCTGGGTTAATTTCTTCTGTTATATGTTTCCATCCCTCATCTGAGGAATTTAAAGGTTGACCATTTCTAAGTATTGTAATAGGGTCTCCATTATCACCTGTACTAGACCAACCATTTAATTGAGTATCAGTTGTAGCTGCTGTGCTTCCAAATCTTAAACTGTTACCCCATCTTCCTTGATGTATAATATCTCCCGCAAATGGTAGAAGAGGATGAATATTGTTTCTTTCTTGAAAAGTAGCTTGGGATAAATTAATATCACTATTTAAATCAATTCCGGTTTCTTCATCTGTTACTCTTCTTACAGATCCACCTGAAGTTTGTTTATAATCCCTTTGTTGGGATTCAGGTAAGGTATTTGATGTTACTGGGTTTGGATAAGCATTATGGTGAGGATGATTCCATAAGCTAATCATATTAATATAATAGTAAGATTCTTCAGCTGTATTTCTCCCAATATTACTATTTGGTAGTTTAAAAATTAAAACCATTTCATTTACTAAAGGATAAGCTGATAATTGTGGAAAAAAAGGTTTAGCTATTCCATTTTCTCCTCCTATAAAATTATTTAATTCATAAAATATAGTTCCTATACCATTAGGACCTCCATATTTATCAAATTCAGGGTATTGATCATTTAATATTATATCTGTAACTCTACCTACTTGAATGCCTCCTTTAACTTTAGACATTAATTGGGAAAGCTTTTCTACACCAGGATTATTTCCTGGTTGTAATTTAGTATTAGCTGATAAACCTAATTTAAATCCACCGTTAGCCATTTAATCTTCTTTTTTAGGAGGTAATTGTAAATTTTGTATTTCTTTTAAGAGTTGTTCTTTTTCTTCTTCGGATATACCAAACCCATTTTCTTCATTACCCTCATTTGCAAATATACGTTGAAAAATAGTAGCAACTTTTATAAGTGCTTCATCATTTTTAATACCTAACTCCATATACTCTTTTATGAGTGGTACTATCATTGTAGCATCACCTATATCACTGATTAATGGTTTTAATTCATTAATTAATGCTGTAATTTGAGTTTCTTTTTTCTTTTGGTTATCGTAGATTTCTTTAAGTAAATCTGAGTATGATTTTTTACCGAATACTTTTTTATCTAAATGACTCATAGTTATACGTTTTATTCATGTATAAATATGATTAGTTAAGGTCTTTCGAAATCTATATATCCCGTTTCTAAATAATAAACATAGTTATTTTTAAATAACCCATATAACTTATTTGCTATTTTAGTTATTTTAGGTGTTTTTACTTCTAAACCATGTGTAGCCATTATTTCTCTAATATAGATGTATAATGCCTTTTTATTAAATATTTCTAAATTTTCTCTTTTACGAAATAATTCTAATATAGCATCTGCTACTTTAGCATCATTACCCTTAGGAAAAAATTTATCAAATCTATCTTCAACATATTTTATATATGTGTCTATAAAAATTCCTAGTTTTTCTTTTTCTTTTTCTTCACCCATATTATAAGAATAATTGTCATCCTTATATAATTCATCTACAGGTGCCTTTTGAACTCGTTTTTTATAATTTTTTGTATTATATACTATTAACCAATTTTTTGTTATAGTACCAAAATATGAGTATGCTTTTGCTCCATTATCTGGATTAAATAGATGTAATTTAGAAAGTAAAAATGTTATTACCTCATGTTGTAAATGTTCTATTTGGTCTACCTCAGTGTAATAGAATTTAAAAGTATGAATTATATTTTCTGTTAGCTTAAAAAAAGCATAGTGAATTTCATCTCTATAAATCTGACTTCTTATTTCTGGGTCTGGTTCATTGTTATATCTGACAATAGCTTGTTCAGTATCTTTAGTAAAGTAGTTTTTACTCTTGGGTCTTCTTTTTCTAGCCACAGTAATCATTTTATTTCTTTTAACTTGAAATCATTCAAGATATCTTGAATCTTTTGGATGGAATTAAAAAATTGTCCAACTTCATCATCAGATTTAAATGTACCGGCTCGATCTATTTCTTTGAGTTTTTTATCAGATGCCTCTATTGTTTTAGATAATCTATCTAAATAAATAAGATATTCTGCTAATATGTCTTCTTGTTTTTCGTTTTTACGCATTAAATTAAAAGTGGTAAATCCTAAGATTACCACTAATACTGATAGGGAAGATATTAATACTATTTCTATCATAAACTATTCAACATGTTTTTTAAACCTTCACTTTTCATTGAACCAAGAGTCTTGGTTTTAACATCCAATTTTTTACCCTTAGGTTTGTTTAAAACTTCTTTATTAAATTTGGAAAGCCATACTTGTTCAAATTCGATTCTTGCTGCCATTAAGTCTGCCTGATGGATTATAAATACCATGGAAGTTCGAGGTTTTTGCTCTGGCATGAAAGATTTTAAATATGGTTCATTAGCTTGC